TATCATCCTGCAGCTTATAGCTGCATGATTCGCGCAGACCAGTGTTGGCAAAGCCTTCGGGTCTGGGAGAGACTTGGTATTTCATCTCTTGGAGATGAATATGAAGTCTTATCGTCGGACTTAAAAAGTGCGACGGACGCGATCCCACATAATGTGGGTCGCGAACTTCTTCGAGGTTTCCTCGAAGGAGTAGGCTCCACTCAGTGGAACTGGATGGTCGACCTTATCGGCCAAAGGACTGTCTTCCCCGAAGGGGAAGAAAACCCGTTTATCCTCCAAAGGGGGATAATGATGGGCGAACCTTTATCAAAGGTTTGCCTTGTCCTCCTCGGCATAGTCGTGGAGGAAATTGCCTTTTCGGAGTTTAACTCCCTGTCTTTGACAAGGCAACATACGCCAGCCATTAAATGGCGAGCGTTTCACCTAGGTGGTGATGACCACCTGGCGATTGGACCTCCAGGTTACCTGAAGGCCATAACGAACTATCATCGATCCTTTGGATCGATAATAAGTCCGACAAAACATCGAAGGTCTAAGATCTTCGTTGTTTACACGGAAAAGATTCTCTTTTTCGTGAACAGACAGCTTAATAAGCCAGTCTGGCAAGTCTCCCGGAAACCGGAAGACTCTATATTCGTAGATTCCGTGAAACTACGATTACTGTCGCCCTTTACAAGGGCGACTGAAACCTGTAACGATAAAAATATCGCTATAGGTAAGGTCAAGAGCGCAGCTCGGACCATAGAATACATACCAAGTATGTATTTACGGAAGTTTGTCGTAGACAGACTCCGATACAAGTTCCGTGACTTTGTCAAGGGACCCCATCATCGAACAATATGTTCGATAACTAGTCTCCCAACTGAGTTGGGAGGCTTGGGTCTCTCATATGATATGCGGTACCTTGAAGCCCTACCTCCATTATGGAATCGGGCCTTACGCACAATCCTCAAAGAGGGAAGTGCGGGAACCAAAGTAAGATCCTTACTTGGTAACATCTTCGTGAATAGTAATCCACGAGGTGTACAGATCGATAACTTTGTTACAGATCTGATCGACCAGATTCTGGATTATCCAGATATGGTTGAAGCTAAGAGTTTGAGCCAGTTACTGGTTCAAGAAAAACTCGAAGCTGAATCCCTTCGACGTGCTTTGCACATTCTTAGGGAACGCCACTGGGTTTCAATTCCGGATCTTCCGGGATTAGCCGAGCGGCCTTACCTCTTCCGCAAACTCCTACAAGGAAAAGGCGGAAGAAGTTTCCGTACTGAACCTATCAAAGATAGGATCAGTAAGGTATGGGCCAAGCTCGAAGAGCTTGACCTTGACCCTGATGATCAAATCCTCTCAGAGGATGAGCTCAAAAGAGCTAAGGAGATCTCTAAGAGTCTCCTTTTCGTCAATCTTAAACAAAGCACAACTATTGCGCTTGTTAAGAGAGGCGAGTTTGATCCAGAGGATCCCTGGATCTCGGCTGATTTCAAAGAAATCACCCTGCGCGAAGCTATCACCTATGGTGAACCGTCAATGACGGTTAGCTTCTCGTGGGACAGTCGCGATCTTTAAGGTCAACAGATAGCTTGTAAGGCTGATCTGCCCTGTTAAACAGGTAAAAGTCGAGCCGGCATATAACCAGCCGGACTTACAGATCTACGCCTTAGGCGTCTGAAGACCTAAATAGATAGCCCGAAGGTCTATCTATATAGAATCACAACTGCCA